CGGGGCCGGACCCTCGTTGGCTCACGCGTAATGTTTGTGAGCGGCCAACACCGGGTGGGCCACCAAGCATGGCTTCCGTAGTTCGGACAACCAGCTACAAAAAGCCGCCTCCTCGGCATCCCCACACCCGGAACGCAGTAGTTCTAGGGTGTAAGAAGCGGGAGACATAGCCAAATTGGTCTTGATTGCATACTTGCGCTCGACCTGCACAAGCTGCGTAGCAAACGTTGCATCAGATTGGGCATCAACCCAGTGACGAAGGAACGGTACAACGCGTGTCAGGCGCGTAGTGCCTTGCACTACCCCATTTAGCCATTGTGGCGTGGCATTTTGGGGGAGCAGGCTGTACCCTATTTTGGGGCCGAGACGGCCCAACATCGGTGTGGCGACAGGCCGATCCACACCGCGAACAGACGCAAAAGTTATGTTACACCCGTTTATCTGCAAAGAATGATCTTCTCGCAGATTGAGTTTGGGCAACATACCCAGCTTTTGGAACAACGACTCGCAAGTGGCGCGAAATCGTTCCAAGGTGTAACCGGCTTCTTCAATTGCGCGAAGGCGCACGATGGTGACGTTGTCATCGCCATTGCCTATCATGCGCATTTCCCCCATCAGCTTGCGTAGGGGGCGGCCAAGCACCAAGCTGAAAACAAAAACATGCATTGTCAAATTCAAAATGGTGTTCTGCAGGGCGGTATTCGGGACGCCGCTTTTCATTACGCTCCCACACTTCACATGGTGCCCGTACCGCGAGCGCAGCTGCGTCTGAAACTGACGCTTAAATGCGCGTTCGGCCGCTCCGCGCAAACCCATCCATTTAAAGACCATGTGCGCAACATCAAAACAGCCGCGGTGTTGACAACGATCGTACGTGGTCATATCGTTGTCAAATTTTGCCCAATCAGTTGAGGGGATCAAATTGTCCCCTTCAGGATACAATGGCAAAAACCAGGCGCCAAGCTCTACGCCATCCAATCCAGCACCATAAGTCAAGAAATAAGAGCTCCTCCAGCAGCGTTTCACTTCTGCGTACATAGCATGCACTTGGGGGGCAAAATCAATGATATATTCGTCGATCCAGGGAACAATGGGGCGAGGCACCTTAATCATGGGCAACACGTCGACGGACATCATGGTTTTCTCAGTCTTCGTAAAAACGCCACAGGCAGTTCGGGGCATGGACGTACCGTTCCTAACCCGCTCTGCACACTCAAGGAGGCGGGTGCGCGTAGCCTCTGGAAAGCATGACAACCACTTGTCGAATGGGACCGGATCCACCTGACGGACGCCGGGAAAAAGAACATGACGGTTCGCGGCAACAAACCGTTTGAACAAATTCCACAGTTCCTTGTTGGGCTCCGGTATGTCATGAACAAACCGATTGCGCAAAGCAGTCGTGAGGTTACTTGAATTGGCAGAAACAGGCACAGGGATTGCAGTGAGATCCCCAATACCGACCAAGTAGGCACCAGGCTTGAACCAGTCGGTGACGCCTGAACCGTCACTCCAACGAACATCCTTGGCAATTGGCTTCAACAAGGGTTCAGGTGTGCCAGAGTAAACAACTAAGGGCACGGACAGGACCCCATAGCACAGCGGCAAATGCGTGCCAAGGGACAAATAGTGTGCCAAACCATGCTTTGACACGTTACAATACTGGCAACGGGTGTACTGCACCTTGCCGTGTGGGCATCGCTCTTCTACACCGCCTGTTTTGCGCGCCAGCAAGCGGTCAATAATATCGTGCACGCCGGCCAAAAAATTGGTGGTGACGTGTTCATATTGGGTGGCATTGCTGGCGTCCCACAAACGGGCCACGGCCACGGCACCGGATGCCAGAGTCTGGCCATGATCCTTATACAGGTCAGGTATGAGCACCTTCTTGACGGCGGCCGGCAAAACGCTGACGGCCGTCTTAGCAAGATGGGGCTCATGGGCTTGCAAAGACATGGCATGTTTCATATCGTCCAACTTGGTATGTACGTCGTTGTTCAGGTGCTCGCTCAACCCTCGCAACTCGCGAGTGGTCGCTTGCACGCTCTCCATCACGACGCCGACCAGCACGGGGAGCACCTCGACATGCGGAGACAGGTCAGTGAGCACGCCACGACCAAAGGCTTTCATTTCCTGCCACAACTTGACCCACTTGGCAGCGAATATCCGGTGCCAGCCAGCCACAGTGACTTCAGTTGGCGTGGTGGCACACACCGCTGCCCGTAAATCATTAAGTAGTCGTTCGGGCACTAGTTTGCCCACAAAAGGCACGAAAACGACAACATCTTCAGGTGGGTTCTCGGCTGCCGTATACCGGCCGCCGGGGTCATGATAAGGATGGTCATAGTCATTTTGCACTTGCCATGAGTCGTGTATGTCGGAGGCGTGATTCAATGTGTGATCTTCTCGACGAACGGAGGCAACCATCCACTTATCCGACATTACGGCGCCGACCTTAGCATACAGGACATTAGCATCCCTCGGCTTCTCCGTTGAGGTTTCTGACACGTTGTCCATGCCTTCCAACTTGAACACTGTCTTCTCGGTGTCCTTGACTTTCTTGGTGCGTTTGCCCTGCGCCTTGTCGTGTTTCTTTGGCTTAGGGGCATGCTCCAAGTCGTAGAGCTCGATATCGTCCACAGGAGCAGTGGCAGCATCCCCAGCTTGCACGACACACTCATCTTCCAAATCAGTGTATCGATTGGTATCCTCCACACCAACGCGGTGGTAATTCAC